CCACCGTTTTTCTGTATTGAATTCTGTTGTAAATTGCCTGTATGTCATCGTCAGAATCCATAAATTTATCTATGTCGGTTTTAAGAACCGACAGTTGGAATGGTTCCCATTCTAATTCTTCAAGTTCTTCTTCTGAAAGTTTGCCAGTATAGTAAAGCCACCTATATTTTTTGGTAACTTTATATTCGCTTTCTAATTTTGAAAGAACTAGTTTTTCGTCTGAAAGAAAATTTAAATATTTTGAATGTAACTGTGGGGTTCTGAGGGATTCTGTATCAAGTTCTGTTTCATTTATTTTAAGATCGACTTCTACCATTTGTCGATATTCACTCAAATTCATACTACACTCCTATTTGTACAATCTCAAAGTTAGAATAATTAAAGGTCACTGATCCCAATAGCGGGGAAGATGAAGGTTCTAGGGAGGTAAACTCCAGAGGACTTATCACTGTTGGAAATGCATCAACAAAAACAATTCGAACTTTTTCGTTGTACGCACTATTTTTTATCGAGAGGGTAATATCTGATGTGTGAGATTCACGGGGCAAATTAGTGGTGTCTGTAAGAAACGCCATTGATTCCATCCATCGGAATAATTCTTGGTAACCCAAAAATCTTTCATCAATACCAAATCCTATTATAAGAGGAGAAAACTCATACCCACTTCCGGGAAAAGCCGGTGCTAAACCTAATGTGGTTGGTTGAGTCAATTCACTAAAAGAAAATTGAGGTAGAGTTACACTTTGAACAAATCTTCCAAAGTTAGGAATTCTGGGTATCTCCACTTGGAAATAATTCCTACCAAGAAAGTTGTTATCTTGTTGTCCATCATATGTTACACCATATGATTTGTATTGAATATCCGGCATTTCCGGAATTTCGCGTGTGATATCAGAATCAGACATATTAACTCCAGTATACTATTATGTATAATAGAAAACGAGGGGGAGTAAAACTCCCCCTCGCTTCGTTCAGATCTTCTATTTTTGTGTTATCAGGAACCGTTACCGTGAAGGTTCTTGACAACGAAGAGTCTGTAGTACTGGTTACCACCGGCAGTAAGGATGTCGGTGTTAGTTGCGAACGGATTGCTAACGACTCCGTATCGAGTCTTGAATCCGATCTTGGGCTGGAAGGTGTTCTCACCAACAGCTCTGACCATTTGCAGTGGAACATATGGGCAGTAGAAGAGTCCGGCGTCATATGGGGATGTACCCTTATAACCGACACAGACATGGTTTTGTCCAGTGGCGACATAAGGATCAACATAGACGCGGATCTTACCGTTGAGAAGACCAGCGAAGGTGTTACCAGTATCATCAACATCTAGGCTCTGGTTGAGAGCGGGTGAGATGTTGAGGAATCCACCCATTGCGAGGGCTGAAGCAACATCGGCAGAGACGATGATGAAGTTACCCTTACCGCGACGGGTTTCCTTGGCGATCTGGTTGCATTCGCGCTCGATTTGGAACATGAGTCCACGGAAGCGTTCAGCACTCCAGCGACCATCAGAGTCGGTTGCAAGATCGTACATACCGGGCTGAGGACCGTCAGTAGCACCAGCACCAGTAAGGTCTGTCTGAGCAGCACCGATCTCGGCGTTGAAGTAGACATTACGGATGATCTCGCGGTTGATTTCAGACAGAATCTCTGTGCTGAGGATGTTGGCGAGTTCAGTCTCGGCGTCGAGTCCGTGAACAGCCTTGAGGTCCTGAGCGAGTTCTGTGCTGTACTCAGCCTTGAGGGCGCGAGTTCTTGCTTCAACTGCAACTCTTTCGATGGAGAATGCCATCTGGTTGAATTGACCTTCGACACTACCGTCAAGGCCTTCTGCATTTGCAGCACTGATACCTTGGAAACCAGTTCCGAAGACAGCAGCACGAGCTCGTTCAGCAGCAGTTAGAGTTACACCGGGAGTTGATGAGGTGAAGGTAACACCATCAGCAGCAGTTTCAGCAGCACCAGCAGAGATACCAGCCTTACCGGAGTACTTGGCGAATGGCTCTTGGAAGAGTGCTTCGTTACCGCTCTGGTTGTCGTAACGACTTCTCATCGCAAAGATGAGTCCTGTGGGTGCGCTCATTGGCTGAACACCACAGATATCGTATGCCATAAGGTTTGGCATTGAACGACGGATGAGACTGATAAGCACTGGGTCGTAACCAGCAATGCTTCCTGCTTGGTTAGCAGCCTGAGTTACGCTAAATCCACCACCGAGTGAGTTGGTGGGTGTTTCAGCGAGGTACTGCTGTCTCATTGCAGTTTCTTGGTTCTCAAGAAGAACTGCGGTGACTTTTTTCTTGTACGAATCGCCGATTTTATCGAACGAGTCGTGATCTAATACTGGGTTCCACTTTTCTACGAGTTGATCGTAGGGCTGTGTACCGTAATTTTCGAATTCAGATGACATTTGTTATCTCCTTTGATCTGGCGTTAGCCTTATTTTGTTTTCAAGATTCGTAAAGTTCTCTGCTCTTTGCTTGTCGATTTAATGCTTCGACATATGAGTTGATTGGATTACCTGTATCTTCATTCAGAACCTTAGCGTTAGAAGCAACTTCTTCTGTTTCTACTGGTGCTGAGGCTGAAGATCCAAAGTAACTTTCCTTAAGAGTATTAAGTTTATTTGAGAATGATTCTTCGTCCTCAAACTCAATATCCTCTACCATTCGTGCAAACTTGTCAATTTGAACATCGCTGAGATCGTTTGCGACTTCACCGAAGAGTTCAGATTTTCTGTAGTTTTCAACGAGTGTGTTTAACTCAATGTTAGCATTAATCGCTTCATTGAGCGTATCTGTCATTTCTTCGTTCTCTTTGATCATCTCTTCGAGAACATCAATCTTCTCGTCGGGAATGTCGATGAAGTTAGATTCGAAGAGAGTCTTGAGTCCGCCAATGAATGACTCAGCGACTTCTGTGCGAAGACCCTTGTCAATGGCAACTTCATTCTCCTTAACCCACTCTTCAACAACATAGTTGAGATAGTCGTCGATTCTTTCGGTAAGTTCTTCCTTGAATGTTTCAAGTTCAGTTTCGAAAGACTCTTCAACTGCTGCTCTGAGTTCTTCTTCAATAAGAGAAACTCTTTCACCGACAGCGGCTTCGAAGATAATTTCAGCCTTGTCCTTGAATTCTTCAGAAAGATCTTCACCACTGAAGAGTGACTCGATATGCTCCTTGAAAGGAACTGGAGCAACTACTTGTTCTGGTGTTTGAATTTCGGCCGAAGCGTCAGAAGGTTTGGGTGCAATAGACCCTCTGTTCTGATCTGCTGTGCCTGGTGTTGCTACGGGTGTTGCGATTTTTGCGCCTTTCCCGCTTGTATCTTGGTAGAGAGCATCGCTTTCTACGCTTGATGTATCTAATGTCTTGTTCGATTCCATTTTCTTTAACCTCCGGAGGTTTCTAGTGGATATTTATATTTTTTGTAATTTCTAAAGTAAAAACCGTCTACACTACCCGTTTAAACCATTTATAAATTTGTTAAAGATATTAATGGTTTTTTCTTCTAATTCTTTTTTGGACGCTCTTTGAATTTCTCTGTGATACTCTGCAACATTCTTTTCTTTGAGCATACCGTTGTCCCAGACCCACTCAGCACCTTCCATGATTCCGTTAACGAAAGCACTTGGAGCGGAGGGATCTGCTACAATATCAACTGCGGAAAGCATGAAGTCTTGTTGAACTTCATTAATACCGCCTCTGTCCTTAAGGGATCCCATACCTCTAGAAGACACTCCTAATTGAGCGCCTTCATCAATTAAACTCTTTACAATTTTACCCATAGGAGTTTCCATTACTTTTGCTTTTCCGTAGCAATCATTACCTCTGAAATTTAATTCAGTGATCATATGGGAAACCCTATCTAAGTTAACAGTTGGACCTTGAGGGTGATTCAATTCACCCAATGCCCTTTTCTTTTCTACTAAATCAGTATGGTATCTTTTGACTTCTTTTTCTAGAATAGAATATGGATAAATCCTTCCATTTCTGTTCTTTTGCTCTGCTTGCATAAAAATACCTTCGATGAAGTAATTTTTTTTACCATCGTCGGTTTCTTCTGTTACCAAGCGAACATCTTCATTCATTTCGGTGATGAGTTTCATTTATTGTGCTTCCTTGTTTTTTCATGTGCCGCTTTTTTAGACATTCCTGATTTCATCATTCTTGTCATCATAATGTCTGCAAAATCACCATCCCCATCACCATCTTTATCGTTACCTTCTTCGCTTCCTTCTTCGTCTTCTTCTTTATGCTTTTTATCTTTTTTCTTTTCTAGCATATAAGAAAAATCATTCTCGTAGACTGAATCAATCAGTCCTTTTTTCATTTCATCCATTTGATCATTGACCTTATCAGAAAGGGCTTGATCTACGGTATCAATGACTGCTTTTGCGTTATCATCAAAGATATTTTTTAGTATTTCTGATGCGTAGTTCATTCGGATTCCTCTCCTTCGTCAAGTTTTTGAATCGCTTTATTGACAAAGTTGATCATTCTTTCGAATGATTCTTCATTGAGAGTGATCTCGTCTCTGAATGAGATTTGATTTTCTTTGCTCAATGAATCATGAACCTTTGCAATATTTTCAGCCATTTCGCTTTCGATAGTGACTTCTGTTCCGTCATCGAGAACCATTTCAACCGAACCGTTTTCCATTGCCTCTTTAAGATCGTTTCCGAGTTCAAAGAAAGGAATATAGAGATCTTCGACACTTTCGATTAATGTGTCATACACAACAGAAATCATGTCTTCGGTTTCAATTGACTCTAGATAAAGTCTGTTTCCAATTTGCTTGATGCAAGATTCGCACATCCCTTTATCCATGAGATTTTTCTTTGCTTTTTTAGCCTCATCAACGGAAGCAAACCTGTAATCATTAACTTCTTTCTTTATTCTGTCCCATCTAGAGGACAAAACTTTATTTGCTTCTGCTGTTGCCTCTTCGACTTCTTCTGGTTCGTTCCAAACACCCTCTGGTTGCAGAACATTCTTTCGGATTCCGTCGTGAATAACAGAGACTTTTTCGTTAACTCTGTCAACGAACTCCTTGACAAAACTATCGAGGAAGCCCTCTTTGTCTTCTTCGATTGCTGAGTTTATCATGGGTGAAAGGTTTTTCATTTCTTACTCCGTTGGTTGAGGTGGTTCTTGATCCACCATTTGCGGTTCTTCTGGTTGTTGATCTAATTCGTCTTGAATTTCCTGTATCTCTTCATCAGTCATTTTAAGGATGTTCTTCCTGATATAACTTTCTGGGAAGAATTGCCCAATAAATGGCTGTACATTATTTAGCATATTTAGCCTTTCAGTCAGGATTTCATTCTCTTTTAGTTCATCAAAGTAAGTATCCCGATTGAATACAACCCGCATGTCTTCTTCGATAAGATGCCAATCTTCGTCAGTCACTACTCCCTTGAGTATTAACTGAGTTCTAAGAAGACCCATGAACATTTTCTGAAATCTAACCTGAAGTCTCTGAATAAACTTCTGAAATTTAACTTCATCTCTAGTAATTTCAGAAGATTTACCCATGTTGAACCCATTATCAGTTTCTAGTCTACTAATAGGAACATTCAATGAACGATATAATTTCTTTTGAAGATATTCAACATCCTCCATCTGTCCTAAGTTTTGTCCGCCAGGAAGAGTGGTAATCTCGGTTCCTCTTCCGCCCTCTCTTCTAGGTAACCAATAGTCTTCAAGCATCGATAAGTGATCTCTGTCGTCTCGAATTGTTCCGGTTGTTTTGTCGTAAACAACTTTTGTTCTATAACGATTCATCAATTCTCTGAGATACTGCTCTGCTTTTTGTTTTGGTAGGTTACCTACATCAATATAAAAGATTCTTCTTTCCGGCGCTCTAGATATTCTGTATATTACAACAGCATCTTCTATTTGACGAAGCATGTTTAACGGTCTAATTGCTTTATGCAGATAACCGATCGCTTGTTTGGTGTTACCATCAATCATACCAGAATGAACATAACAGATGGAATCTGGTGTTATTCTAATACCAGCAGAACCAGTTTGGTATAGAGTATTTTTGTCTGTATTCGTATAAACAAAATATTCGTCTACCTTTTCGATTATATCTAATTTTGCTGTGGGATTGGCAGAAAGAGAACCATCTTTAGGTTTCTTTTTTACATTTCTAATTCTTTTGATCTTTGTAGGATCAATAGGTCTAAGTTCAACAATACCTTTTTCTGGGTTTTTGTCGTCAATGATAATATGAAAGTAAAGTTTACTGTCAATATACCATCTTCTAAAGATATCGTGCGCTCGATAATTAAAATCTAAAAGTTTTACAATATTCGTAAATTCTTTATGGATTTTATTTTTAATTATATCTGAAACTTTAAGATGATCTAGATCTAGTTTGACTGGATGAAAATCAGATCCAGGCACAACAGATTCATTTACAATATCTTCGATCGCTTGATCCACTTCTGGATAAAGAGACATTCCTCTATATTGCTGTATCAGGGCGTTTTCGTTTTTGATTTGCCCGGCAAAGTCTACGGAAGTTCCGAAAACACCACCCGCTTCAAATGTATAAGTTCCATCATATGTTTCGGGTGCAACGAAAGACTCGGGATCATTCTGGATACCCAGGTCTAGTGGGTCCAGAATGGTTTTCCCGATGTCTTTCTTACGCCCGATTGTAAAACCAAAAATATCAATTGCCATTCACATTACTCCTAATTATTAAAATGTCTGCTGCGCGACGGCGTCGGCCGACGCAGATGTGATCTTATCTATATCATATGAAACATAATCATAACGAACTGTTGCGTTGAATGTAAGCAGAGCATTCTTTTCAGCGGCGTTTAATTGTACAGGACCAATACCTGTGAGCCAACAACCCACTAAGGTGAATTGTTTTATAACTGCTGGATTTCCACCATTACCTTGGGTGTCTAAGTGCTGTATAATCCAGTTTCCTCGATTACCTGTTTCGAAACCAGCAGTTGCATCATTTGTTTGGTGATCATTGATGCTTCTTTGCCATGCTTGGAGTGCGTTATAAATTTGTCCCCCCTCCCCTCGATCGTCAAGAATTGTTAAATTCCATGGCATATAATCTCTATCACCGGGAATATAAACGGTTCTGCCCCTATAGTTTACGGGAATTTCTCCTATTGCAATCTCTGGTAGATTGAAAGCATATGCATGAAAAACATCAAGTGCAGTGCCATCAGGTAATTTTGCTTCAATATCAAAGCGATTGGGTCGCGTTCCCCCGTAGAACGCCGACTTGAATGTGTCAATGCTATTTCTCTGAGCCATTAGTAGTTACCTCCTGAGATCAACCTAGATCGGCTGACTCCGATTTGTTAGTGAAACGAATTCTGACGAAGTTAACAGACTTAGTTGGTTTGATGAAAATATCAGCAATAAACTGATTCGAGTCTATGACATCTGCTGTGTTATTAGTTTCGTCACATATAACTCTGAAGTCTGTAATACCTCTAGAACCTTGAATGCTTCTAAGAACTGGAGTCACGGCATTAATGAATAAGTTACGAGTTGTACTGTCATTTAGTTCAAAGAGAATTGTTCGAGCGGCTCTACCAATGATATTCTTAAGATACACGAACAGTCTGGCAACATTAATTCTGCTTAATGTGCTAGTTGCAGCTGCACCTGTCTTATCGCCGAACAACATAGTTCCTTCTCCAGCAAAACTTACCACTGGATTAATACCCTTATCGAAGAGAGTATCTTGTTCGCTGTCGGTTAGTTCTTTTGCTAACTTCACAACATCAAGAATCTGTCCTCTTCTTGCACCTGCTGGTGAGAACCATTGATGTGCAAGTCTATCTGTTCTTGCGAGGCATCCGGCGACATCACATGTAAGTGGACTTGTGATAAGATCGGAATCGACTAAGAAGTCTTCTGTAACTCTGTTGATGTTTCTGTGCTTTTTCTCACCATAAACATGTATTATGTTCTCGCTTGTGCCAGGAACCTTCGCCGCAGATGCCGGTGTAATGTCGGATGAAATACCTACGATTCCAACACAATCATTTCTGAGTCCAACTACTGTTGCAATTTCATCATTGACATCGACTGGTCCAAAGAGGGAGTCGATTGTTACGAGTTTATCCGATGCTTTCACCTTTGCTGGCATAACGCCTGATCCAGTTCCACCAAAGACTACTGCAACACCACCATACTGGAGGAAGTTATGGACATTCCACCAGTCCTGCTCCCATTCACCAGTTGGTCCGTTTGGCCATCTTTCGAATGTTCCACCTGCAAATCGGTTACCTCCGGCAGTTTCACCTCCGGAATATCCCCCGAATGGTCCCTGATCGTTACCCGAAGCAGCTGATGTGCCATAAACATCAGCATAACCAGTTCCTGCGGCTGACTTAAGTCGTCCGAACCAGTCGTTAATGTTTTCTACAACCATAAATTGATTTGTTCTGTCAGCGGTATATCCTACAGCATTAATAAGGGTGGCACCTTGAGCGCATAGGTAGCCTCCTCTATGCGCTCCTCCTGATTCTGTACCACTAATCACGAATGAGTCATCGTTGACAATAACTGTTACATTCGGTCTAGCCATTTTTATCTCCTTGAGAATAAATTCTATCTGCTATATTTAGCATTTAAATGTTTTCGGTATTGGTAAACCGTATCTTTATAAAATTGATTGATTTAGTTGGTTTTACCGAAACATCCACGATAAGTTGATTAGAATCAATTATATCTGGAGTATTATTGGATTCGTCGCATGTAATTTGATATTCGGATATACCGCCATCAGCAGATATCTTTCTTAAGAGTTGATCTATTGCTGTTGAAACTTTAGATCTAGTAATCGAGTCATTCTGATCGAAAAGAATGTCTCGAATTGCTTTTCCTATGAGTTTTTTTAGTTTTATAAAAAGAAGGCTTACATTAATTCTAGAAAATGTTGATGTTTCTTCTTTTCTGGTTTTGTCTCCAAAAAGAATATACTTTTCTAGATCCTCTTC